AGAAGCTGCAGAGCAAGCTATTCCACGAGTACGGCATCAAAGTCATTGTCAAAATCGAGCAAATGGGCGACAACAAGCCCCCTCGGCTCCTCCTGGCGGACGGGGATGGAGGTCAGGTCATGGCCCTCCTCGTCATCAAATGCTTCGAAGACCTTTTGTTCGCAGCGGACGCTCAAGAAGACCGTTCGATCAAGCACGCGGACAAACGTGTCGCCTTGAAGAGGCTATTGAACAGGATGCGTGTTAAGGGAAAGAAGCGCAGGGTAGGGAAATATGAGGGGGATGGTGCCGCATGGGATACAACATGTTCCCTCGAAATCAGAAACCTCATCGAAAATCCCGTCCTCAAACACATCGCCAAGATGATGTTGCCCTTCATTGTCCCCCACGAATGGAACGAGGCCCATGAGAAGGTAAACACCGCCAAAGGGTACAAATTACGTTTCGAATCGCTCTTCGAAAAGCTGATCATCAAGATCAAAGCCATAAGGAGATCTGGCCATCGCGGCACGAGCTGCCTTAACTTCTGGGTCAATTTCGTCATGTGGCACTGCGTCGTTTTCGGCGACAATGCCCATGAGTTTCTCGACTCCAGGAGGTTCAGCGCTGTCGACAAGTTTGGCAAGAAGAGATGGCTGAGTGCAGGGCTTGAGGGAGACGACTCCGGGGTCACCAGTGACCCACCCTTCACTCCTGATGAGCTTGCCTCGATTGCGCAAGATTGGAAAGATGCGGGCTTCGATATGAAGTTGATTGACCGCACAAATGAAGGCAGGATGCTATTCATCGGCTGCGCGGTCCAACTTGACGACAATGGACCAACCGGTGAGTTCTGCCCCGATCTTGCTCGTTTCTTTGGTAAGTCCGGGTACACTACTTCTCGTAGTGCGGTCAAGTCCGCCTCCAAGGACGGCCGAGAACTGCGCGCTATTGCCGCGGCTTCTTACCTATCAGCTGCTCTCGAGTTTTCCCATGTGTCGCGCAATTTGACGCATGGGTTCCTCAGTTACTCCCGCCGCCTGCACGTTTTCGGTGAAGGCAAATCCGCATATGGGGTGTGGGAGGGTGAGATGCAACGAAGGACCGGGCAGGACCATGCTATTGATGTGTATTGCCGCATCTCAGAGAACGTGGCCGGTCTGAGCGATGATGACACGTCTAAGCTTAATGGACTGGGGTATTCTTGCACCCCTTACCAGCTTGAACGTCTGGCTGAGTATTACGCTGGTTTCAACGTCAACGGTCAGTTCGGGGAGACAGAGATCCAGGAGTTTCGCCAGCTCCTGCCTCCGTCTTTCCTCGCCGAGGTTTAGCTCACCTCGTGTTTCACCGGTGTCTGCGGGTTCCTGTTTTTCCTAGGTTCGCCATCCCCGCACCACACCATTGTAGCTTTTTTATGCGCATGGGTGCATGGGTGGGCTCTATGTCCTGCTTGTGTATCTGAGAAG